TTTTACATCGTGGATTTTTCCACTAACCTTTATTTTTGCCATAAAAGTCCTTTAAATAGTAGTTTAGTTAAACGCCGAGTAGTTAGCATATTGCTGGAATTGACTGTCGTTTATTAGCTCTTCCGTATTTACCTGCTCACAACTGATCTGAAGCAAAGAGTACTTATCTTTAATTATACCCTGCGGTAAAACTTTTATAGGGGTAAATACTTGGCGTCTAAATACAACTCTATCGCGTAGATACGCATCTGGGTTAACTTCTACAGTAGAAAGCTCACGAGCATTTGCCGCATTAGCCCCATAGAAGTTAAGGTGATTTTCAATTACATCTACATTTATGACAATAGTTAATGTATCAGTATTATATAGACCACGATCATTTTGTACGGTAGTGCCTTGTTCTAAGTGAGCGTTAACTACAGGGATAGTAAATGGGGTTTTCCACTTACGGCCGCCACCCGTACCACTAGAACCAACATCATAGATAGGGTCAATAACAGAGTTATCCTGGTCATAGATCCACCAGTCAACATTAGTACCAACAGTCTGTACTAGCTCAACCGTAGTCCCGGAAACATTAGAGCCTCTTTCATACTGTATATTAAATCGGCCCTCTCTATTGTCTCCGCGCATCTATCTACTCCGTAGGTTGTGGTCGGATAAAGGTATTTGTTTCTGCGTTGTAGGCGTCCCCGATCCAAACTCCAGGTACTTCACCAACAACAAACTTATCGCTAACATCTAAGATGGTAGGCTCGCTTAAAAAGATAGCGGCTAGGCGCTGATCTGTGTGAAGAACGTCTACTACTTCTCCATCAATAACAAAAGCAATCTTATGCTTTGGCAGGTCAATCTTTTCAAGATCTTGGTTATCGCTCATTGTTCTTCCTCATATGATAGTTCTACTCGATCCCACTTGTGTAGTGGGCAAAATGCGTTAGGTAGTTTTACCTTCAGTGACATAAAGCAGCCGCATTCCTTACAGTTTCCTGTAGGAAGTAGTTCAGGACAAGCCTTGCATATAGCAAAACGTTCTGCCGCTACTACGGTTTCTACTCGCCCAATGTTCTTATTTAATAAGTCCCACGGGCGGGCGGGACGTTCAAATGGATCTTTCATCTCTTACCCTCTCTAGATAGGATTAGTTTATCATAATTTTTATATAGTAACTGTGCCTGTTCCACCCGTAAAAGTATATACTTTATATCCAAGCCTACTAGTAGTGCTGCGATTATAGGTTAATCCAGATATAACAAGATCCGCATAAGTACTTAAGTAAGCAAGAATAACTGTGCCACTATTACCAGAACTAGATGTTTGGCTATTATAGAAAGCTCCATGACCGCCGCTTCCTATTCCAGTGACAGTTCCTGGATAAGACCAGGTAAATCCACCGGCCGCATATGTAACGGCAGTACCAGTAATTGAAGAGCTTACACCAGGTCCGCCACCACTAGTAGTACCTGCGCCTCCTGCACCACCACCACCAGAAGCACCACCGGTATCTCCGCCGCCACCAGCGTAGCCTTGACCCGCAGTTCCTGTACCTCCACCGCAAGGACCGCCACCACCAGAGCCACCATTAGAACCAGCACTATCATAACAACCAACATATGCAGCAGCTCCTCTACCGCCACCACCACCACCAATAGCTGTGAAAGATCCAAATTGTGAATTACCACCATTATTTCCATGTGGTGAGCTAGCGTAAGTTCCTCCAGCACCTCCACCACCTACAGTAAGAGTTTGTGCGGTAGCTACGTTTACGTTTACAGTACCAGATAGTAAACCACCCGCACCTCCACCTCCCCCATAAAATCCACCACCAGCTACGTTACCGCCTCCACCACCGCCACCTACTACAAGATATTCCACAGGAATATATGTAATAGCCCCAGCAGTAGCAGAAAAATTATCTCCGGTGGATGATTGATTGTAAGCAGAGTATCCTTTAACAATTCCCACGCCATTATTTTTAGTACCAGTATTAGTTGTTGTAAGAGTTCCTAAAGAAGAACCGGTTGTTCCATAAGCCGTAGCTGTAAGGTTGTTATCAGATGTAGTAATTGAAATGTTAGAAATCTGTGTACCATAATCAGCACTAGTAGAGACTATAGTATATGGGGCGCCAGTAGATGTGGCTTTAATAATCTGCATGTAATAGTTAGTAGTAATAGAACCACCAGTACATGTTTGGCAGGTAAAGCCGTAAGAGTCACAACCAGCACCAGTAGATGAGTTAGCTGTACCACCAGAAATAAAAGTAGTTCCGCAATATGTACAACTTGTTCCAGTACCATAATATGTATAATTATATGTACAGTAATATCCATATCCACCAGTGGTAGGGTTGCCTTGAAAAGCTAAATTTTGTGGTCCTGAATCGCATACCTGGCATGAAGAGCCAAGAGTAGCTCCTTGTGAACAGCTAGTCCATTGTAATGAGGTTGAAGAGTTACAACAACCGCTTGTACATCCTGATGGAGGAGACGCATAGTATGTGCCTGTAGCACAAGTAGTAGTAGTAGTAGTAACAGGTGTATAACAAGAATTAGCACTAGTACCGCAACATAAATTACCGTTAGTGTTACTTCCGCAATCATAACAAGTTGCCCCAGATTGTTGACCAGATGGGCATGTATAGCTACATGTTGCTCCTGTAGCATCAGACCTACACTGACCTGAGTAGCCTGTATAAGGACAACTATTAGATGGATTCGCAGCATTTGCTGCAGTACAGTAGCGTGTTGCTACAGTAGCAGAGGATGAGGTTGCAGAACCTGCGTAACTATAAGACGTGCTGCTTGAAGTGGTGGGGGTAGAGCCAGAGTTACTGTAAGTAGTTACGTTTGTATATACTTTAAATTCATCATGTGCTGTAGGGCTATAGTAAGTTGTTCCTGTATAGGTACCAAAAGCAGGGTTAGCACAGGTATTACAAACAGAGTGGCCATTACATGTACAGTTACAGCTGTAGGTATATGTAGTATTTGTTTGGCCGTTAGATCCAATAGCTGCCCACCATGAACCCGCAGCAGATACCCATACAGCAGGACCTACTCCAGCAGTAGTGGTTTGTCCTCCAACTGAAGCAGTTGCATTAGGAGTGTTTAAATTAATATAAGAAAGAGCCCCAGCGTTTCCAGCAGTAACTGCGTTATCTGATCTAGCTGTTCCTGAGTTTACAAAAAAGTTTCCAATAAGGGAGTTCCAAGTAAGGCTACCACCTAATTCGGTAGCTCCTAAACCTGTTGTTGTGTTAGCACGTGTAAATGTATCACTGATAGTAGTGTTGTACCAAATTCTCCAGCTACCACCTACGTTTACATATGCTTGAAGCGCGGTACGCCAAGTACCGCCTACTTTTATATATAAATTACTGGCATTACGCCAGGTGCCTGATACTTTAATATTCCCCGACATTATGTGTAAGCAATCCAGATATCGCCATCAATACCACCTGTTGGGGAGGTACTGGTAGATACCCAGACGTTACGAACCACTCCCAAAGAGGTTGATGCTGTTGTTACTGTACCATTTGACTGGTTAACATAGGGTGTAGCTGTTGTTGCCCAAGTAGCTGTGGTTCCATTAGAGGTAAGAACCTGGCCGTTAGTTCCAATAGGAATACGAGTTACTGCAGCCGCTCCGCTGCCTACAATTAGATCTCCAGTAGCAGATATCGTAGATAGTGGGATCTTTGATGTGTCAGTAGGTACTGCCCAAGTAGCAGTTGTTCCATTGCTTACTAGAGCGTATCCCGAAGTACCAATACCAAGACGAGTAACTGCAGCGTTACCTGTTCCTAAGATTAAATCTCCCGCTGTTGTAACAGTAGACAGAGGAATCTTACTTGCTGCCGAGGTAGAAGAGTTAGAGGTATTAGTTATCAGAGTGTTGTAGTCAGAACTACCTACATAGAGAACGTTAGATGTACCTACTTTGGGAATACCAGTTGCGTCTAGGTTGAATCCTAAAACGGAAGCAGCTGAGTAAGACTCAAATAGGTTAAAGCTACCGGACACTGTTTGAAGTACAAGGCCTTTAATACCAGAGGTAGCAATTACGCTTCCACCGGATCTTGATACATATGGAGAGTTAGAAACGCCGTTAAGCAAACCATTCTCAATGTTGTTTAAGCGATCATAAACTGTAAGCCAAGATGTGCCGCCAGTACCGTTCATTACAGTAGTAAATGCGGTAGCGCCAAAAACAGATACTAGAGGGCTCTTATTACTAGCTGCACTACCAAGAGTAGTTTCAAGAGCCACAACCTCTTCTTGCAAAGAGTTTACGTTATCTGCAATAACTGTATCTACAAGGTCAACACGTGCCACATAAGCACGTACGCTGGTTGGGTAACTGGCTGTCATGGTACTCCTTCAGACTTATATGGCACTAACAATACTAAAAAATAGCCCTTTTGTATAGACTAACCGATAGGGCTGGTAGGCCAGGTGATCTCGGTAGGGAAGTTAGGCTGATCTGTAATATCTAGTAAATCTTGTCTGTACTTAGCAATAGCGGCCTTCTGCTCATCGCTGTACTCAGACCAACGAAGTGGGTTAGTGACTACCGCATCCAACTGAACAAGTATCATCTTTCTTTGATGCCTTACTCCATCAGCCAGAGTTTCCTCACTAGGCGTTGGGATAACAAAATCCACAATCTCTCCAGCCTCACCGCTAACAATTTGCTGGTAAACATATTGACCAGTTTCTACGTGGTCGTCTTTGTTTGCCACATAATGAACAGTTTCCAGCTGCCCACCAGGAAGTTGAAGGTCAACCAAGCATTGAAAGGCTTGGTCTGAGTCAGGTATCAGCCTTTTAGGCTCCCTAACATTTCCAATAGAGATTCCACCGATTGTTTCCATTTTATTCTCCTATGCTACTCGTACTATTAGTACTTGAAAAAGACTTGAGCCCCTAGAATACCACGTCCCACTTAAATGATTTCCCGTGTTATTTGAGGCTCTATATACTTGTAACGTATTGTTTGCAGCTGGGTTTAACCCCGTATAGGCATTTGACCAGCTATCTAAAGGTATTGGGTTAGTTGGATTAAACATACCCGTTGTCTGCAAATCAGTTAATAAATAAGTACCTATAGAGAATGACGTGGCACCATAAAATGTGTTGCTATCTAGAGCACGAAATCTACCATTGTTTTGATAGCTCCCATCGGAAAAATAAACATTAACTCCGTCAACTGTTAATGTCATGCTACTCTCCTAAACAATTGATAGAAGTACTGGAAGTCTGTGTCAGCACCATCTCCAGCCCAACCAGCTGCTCTCCAAGTTCCTGCCAAAGCATAGTAGTTGGTATTAGTTGTTGGAAAGTTAACCACACTAGATACTGATGTAATAAACCCAGAAACTGTATTATAGTTAGACGCTCCTGTGTAAGGACCAACGTTTGCAGCGTAAGGGTAGTAGTTGGTGGGCCAAGGAATTAAATATCCTGCACTACCATTTACTAACACTATATTATTCAAATATGATTGCGAAGTTTTTGGGTTAAGTGGGTTAGCCATAACATAAGAACCTAATCCATAGCTAGTCCCGTATGTGCCACCTACGTTTGCGTAAGAAGGCTTAGTTGTCCAGGTTGTGCCGTTTGTAAAAGTAAGTGTTGTACCAGATAAAGTTGTAGTCATTATGCAACTCTCTCAATCATAGTTATGTTCAAAAGGTATTGTGCCCCCTTGTTATACGGGTTTCCTCTACCTTTCCAGGTACCAGCCAACCCAACCCCAGAGCCTCCATTAGTAAATACCATCTTAGGGTCTAAGTATGAATTGCTGCCTCCATAGTATTGGTTAGCTGCAACAAGCCCATTATATGTATAATTGGGAGAATTTGAGTTTAAATTCCAATAAGATAAAGGAGAACCAGAGGGACCAGCTGGAAAGTTACCCGCAAAGAAAAAGTTAACAGCAAACAATAGAGCTCCGATAGCGTAGCTTCCAGTAAACTCAGAATAGTTAGTATCTACTGTAATAACTCCACTTGGGTAGTCCCCATTAAAAGAAGAACCGTCAAAGAAGTATACGTTTGTTCCGTCAATAGTAGTCACCATTATCTGCTCCTAATAAATGAAAATAATTGCAATGCAAAAGAATTCCACCAAACGGCAAAATAATTAAGTTGAGAAAGCAATGCTTGCAAATGTGCCAAGATTTTTGTCATGATTAGCCCTTAAGTTCTTTTACTTGCTCTTCAAGAGCTTCAATTTTAATTGATTGTTCTTTAATAGCTTCAATAAGCAATGCTACCATATTCTGATAAGAAACTGAAAGCATCCCGTCTTCTTCATTTTCACTTACTAGCTCAGGAGCTACTTCAAGGACTTCTTGAGCAATAACGCCCATTTCACGGTCTGTACGGCCTTCTTTTACATAGGTGTAGCCGTTGATAGCTTCAACCTTTGTAAGAGCATCTTCAATCTTTACAATGTCGCTCTTGAGTCTTTTATCAGAAGACACTGTTATGTAACCAGTGAAGTTAACCTGCCCTGATGTACCGCCTGTTATACTGAGAGAAGCTGCTGCGTCATTTCGTATACCGCCACGAGCTGATATAACTACCTCAGTGTATAGAGATGCCCCGCCGTTTACGTAAATTCCATTATTAAATGTTATGTAGCTAGACGCATAAATAGTTGGGTTAGACGCATTAAAGTTTATATTTCCAGAAGATATGGTTAGGTTACCTGATGACACATTTGTTCCACCATAAAAATTTTGACTATTCTCAGACCTTAATACTCCAGTAGTAGTATTAATAGCAAGAGGGCGTAAAGCATTCCAAGAAGCAGTTGCAGGGGTAGTGTTTGCATCTGCCAAAAGGACATAATAATCAGAGCCATCATTTCTTAGAAGGACTGTTCTTCCTGAAGTACCATTAGCACCTGGATGAAGGTGAATTTGGTCGCCACCATTTCCAATGGTTAAAATACCGCTCATGATTCCACCAGTTAGTGGTAAAGCATAAGAGTTATAGTTACCTGTAGTTAATCCGTTAGTAGCTGTAGCGGCGTTTCCATCAATGCTTACTCCAGTAAGCGTCTGGGAAGCTGAGGTGCGGTTTAATAATATTGCTGTTGTTCCCACATACACTGTGGAGTTACCTAAAATAGCAGAGGAAAGAGTTCCACCAGTTAGGCTAGAAGCTGTAAGAGTTGCCCAAGAAGGGTTTGTTCCATCTGTGGTCAGAAACTTACCTGAATTAGATGTTTGAGTTGGAAGTGCTTGTATGGCTGCCCATGAAGCAATTGTTCCGTTGGTAGTTAGGTAGTAGCCAGAGTTACCTGTTTGAGATGGTAGGCTAATTGGAGCTGCCGCCCACTTAACACCTGTAGCTTGTGCGCTATCGGCAGTAAGAAGGTATGTGTCTGTTCCTACTGGAAGGTTAGTAAAAGCAGTGGTTGAATTACCAATATGGATACCGCCCTTAGTAGTGGCGCTTAACCCAGAACCACCAGAGCCTACGGCTAGAGGGGTTGTAGATAATGTAAGAGATGTGGCGGAAATACTGCCAGTAAAGGAAGCACCCGCTAAAGCGGCGTAGGAAGCCAGTGCAGTCGTTAGTTGAGTGGAGGTTAGTCGGTTATTAATCTGGGTCTGAACGTCGCTTGTGAGGCCTGCTAGGTACTGTATTTGACCTGCTGTGACCGCACCTATAGAAGCAGAAACTAAGGTAGTAGATCCAAGGACGGTTAGAGAAGCGTCCAGGACCGTGTTACCCGTTACATTTAGAGAACTAACTACAAGGGGTTGACCGTAATTATGATTGAGCGTGTTTAGCGCCACGGTAAATCCTCCTTAAGCTTGAGCCTCTTGCCAGGAGAGACGGGCATTGATTGAGTTAGATGTTACACCTGCACCCGAAAGGTTACGGATACAGATTGTTATTACGTCTGGGCCATCTGGGAAGATGTTACTTCCATCAGTAGATGCTACTGCGGTATTGCCCCCAGCAAAAATTGAGTTACCAAGAACTTTTACTTGGCTCAATGAGTTAGATGCTACGTTAGCATCGTTAGCTGGCACGTTGAGGAAGTAAGAAAAAATAGATTCTCCACCGTTAATTGTTGTGTTGGCTGAGTGATACATAACTTGTGAAAGGCTTGAACCACCAACGTTTGTCCAGCTGTTACCTGTAGTAGTGCTTACTCTACCATTAAGGATGACTTCAATCATAAATAAACCTGGGTTACCAGCAGAAGATGCTACGTTAGCAAGCACGTCCATCTGGTATAGGGCAAGCTGCATACGGTTAATCAACTCACGCTGACCAAGAGTACCAACCACACCGTTATCTACAGAGGGAGCTACACGCAAGCTAATTGCGGCATAACGAAGAGTGGTACTTCGTGGAATGTTAATACCTGTACTTTGCTGAGTTTGGAAGATGTAAGACTTATCATCATCAAAACGACCATCCATAATTACAGATGAACCCCAGTGGCTGGTTCCAGTAGAAACTTGACGTGAGTATAAACGAACTGAGATAGGCGCAGTAGCTGCATATGTAAAGGTAGTTGCAGCAGAACCACCACCAGTTGCACCAGTGTTTGGGTTGATAACTACGTTAGTAAGCCCACGAGTCAAACCTGTAAAGGTTGTTGCAGTCTTACCTGTATAGGAAATGTACTCAATAGTTTTTGCAGACACGCCTGATTGAGCAAGGAAGATAGTTCCTGATGAAGGGAACGCTGCTGTACTTGCTACAGTCATAGAGGTGTCGCCTGAGTTAACCGTTGCTGCAATAGTTGTACGAGGCGTATCGTTAGATGCTTCATAGCGAGCAGGTAAGTTACCTGAGCGCATATATGCGGCAGTATTTACGTTAGCGTGGGTCATGCGGTGAACATAGATGACCTGCCCACGTTCGTCCTTAACACCAAAACGAATAGCTCCAGCACCATACCAAGCGTAGTCAATGTAGAACATCTGCATCTTGGATAGGTTAAGGGTTACGCCAGAAGGACCTGTTCCATCAAGCTTATCAATATTAAACTGTGACTGAGGTACACGAAGTTCCACTACCTTACTGATAATTCCACCAGAAGCAATAGATGGTCCACGATATTCTGGAAAAATGTATAGTGAAGTGTCGCTAACGATAGACTCTACGTTGTAGGTGATTCCACGAATAACAATTTTATCCCCAGGAGTTAGTTGGCTAGAGAACGCTGAGCTTGTTCCTGTGATTGTCTGAGAGCCGTTAGTAGCAGTAATGTTTCCAGAAATTTGATCAATAGAGTTACGACGTACCGCGTTAAAGTTTTGACCGTCGTACTCAAAGAAAAACCCGTTTTGGTCATCAAACATGCCCAAACGAACCTGTGCACCATACCAGTTAGTTGGCGCGATGTTGATAGGCCATCCTGGCGCAGGAGTAATTGAAGGCACTGAGGTCGCTACGTATGTAAATGAGAGAGGTGTTGGTACAGACGTCACTGTCCAAGTTCCGTTGTACGCAGTATCTGTTGCGCCAGAAACTACGATTTGTGCTCCGATTCCAAGGAAATGCTCGTAGTGAGTGGTTACAGTTACCACGTTAGAGGAAGCTGTTACTGAGTCAACAGTAAAGACAGGCTTCATCATAGAGCCCGTAGAGAACTGAATCCCCTTACCTGACTGGTAGCGGAAGTACTTACGTGTTTGACGAATTACACGAGACCCAGGAGCAGATAAACCAGTTGTAAACTTTACTCCACCATCAAATGGGCGGTGGATAGATTGAGTTCCCGCACGTGGTGTAAGTGATGTTGCTGTTGCTGTAATTGTTCCTGTTGGAGTATCAATTACAGTAAAGGTAAAGGTAGTTGTAGTAGGGGTTGTTGCTACTTCCCAAGCTCCATTAGGTGCGTTAGTTGAGGCTGTTGTACCCGATACGTAAACAAGGTCTCCAGGAACAAGTCCGTGAGCGTTAGTGGTAGTAGCAGTTACTGTAGTTCCTGAGTTTGTAAAGGCTGCTCCAGCGGATGTTGATACTGGAATTGCTGAAGATGTGTAGTCAGAGGCTGAATAGATAAACGTCTTGGTAGCATCTAGGATTGAACCGTTTGTAAGGATGTTTGCACGGGCGTAGTATGTAAAGGTATCGTTAGAAACAGTTGTTGTAGAGACTGCCTTAACCATGAACCAGCCGTTAGCGTATGGGTCCAAAGTGTCTTGGATAAAGAACTTAGAGCCAGCTACAAGTCCATGTGCAGCAGTAGTTACTACTGTTACTAGGCGAGAAGAGCCAGTGCCTGAGACAGAAACGATAGGGTTAGTTCCACCAGCAGGTTGAGCGATTGGCGCTTGAATATCGTAATACTGAGTTGGCTTGTTATTTACAAGGGAAAGAACTTCCCACTTAGTAGGTTGGGTTCCATATTCAAAGTCAGTATCCATCATGGACTGTGGCTCAGAAACACGAAGTTTCTGAACTGGGTCAATCATTGACTCTTCTGGCATAAAACGTTCGGCATATTCGTCAATAATAAATTGGAGTTTGTCTCCCACATTCATAGCCACTGTATTGTAGTTTAAAACAATTGTGGTTAATTCATTGTTACTAGAGTCAATGGTAGCTGTGTAAGCTGTAGCAACAAGGCTAGGGTCAGAGAAGTTGTAGATTACCTGGTTTGTTGAGACGTTGGTGATAAGCACCATACGTTCTCTGGCAATGTACCTTGGTAGGGTGATAGTACGAGTAGACGGGGTAAAAGTGTATCCGTTTTCAAATAGTACTTTTCTTGCCATTTATATTCTTCCTTTGTTATATTCCTAGCAGTACGTCTACTGCATTAAATGGATAGCTTTTGTGGATCGTATTAATGTTAGGTCCTAGCATAACTCTACCATCAAAAGTAGATCCTGCTGGCGGCACTTGACTAAAAGCAATGTAACCATCGCTATCTAGTATGAATCCGTCATATGGTAGCAGGGAAAGCCAGGTTTGTTCAGGGTAACTGGGGGTCTGAACTATGCCGTTTAGGGTAAGTAGCAGTCGTAGTGGGTTCATAAGATTTTGCTTAACACCTTGAAATTTAGGGGCAAATCGGCTTGTGTAACCGTCAAACACATACCGCAGACTATCAAGGGGAATAATGTCTGGCAGGTAAGGCAAGCTGGCAAGAATTAAATCATCTACATACTTCTTGCTTGTTGCATCGGTGGTGTCTGTAGGCACAACAGGCACACTTACATGTCCTGTAAAGGTAGGGTTAGCAGTACGAGCAATTGCGGTATCAATATACGCGGCAGCAATAGGAGTAGCTTGCCAGGTACCAATTGTTACGTTACCTAGGGTGGCAATGTTAAGCGGCACACCTGAGTACTGGGCAAAAGTGATTACATCAGTTCCTACCTTGATGGCACCGCTTGGGCTAGTTGAGGTTCCAGAGGTGGATACCACATAGGAAGCGTTTGCGTAGTAAGTTCCACCAGTTACAAATACGTAAGCTCCTGGCTTAATTACACCAGTATTACCATCACCGTTAAAGTCTGTGGCGCGGGTAAGCACCCACTTGGCATCTCCTGCCCCTGCAGCGGTAACAACGTATACGCCGTTCTGCTTTTGGTCAGTCTGGTCTTTGATAATAACTCGGCTGTTTACAACAGCCAAGATGCCATCAAGGGTAAGAGCACCGTTGACTGCGGCAGTAAGAGTGGCCCCAATACCTAGGCCACCCGAGGAATCAGAAGTTCCTGCAACGTACACAGCGCTAAGATTAGAGCCAGTAGTACCAAGGGTAACTTGGTTCTTAATAATAATACCTGCGGCTACGTTATCTACGTATTGCTTGTTAGCGGCTTGTCCAGAGGTAGTTGGGTAAGGAACTGTGGTAGAACCGCTAAAGGCTGCTGGAATCTTTACGTTAAGAGAACTTGTTGCGCTGTCAGTAGTTGATCCGACGTTTACTACCGTAACAGACCCAGACACACTTCCAGTAGCAAGATTAACTGTTTTAGTAACTCCACTAGCGGTAGGGTTAGTAGAGTAGTTATGGGTGATGGTTGTTGAAGGGGTCCCACCAATGGTTAGGTTTGTAGCGGCCCCAGCAAAGTTAACAGTAGTTGCTACGGTGTTAAACAGGTTGACGTAGGTTAAGTTACCTACCAACGTTGGAGCATTAAGCGTAGTAACTGAGGTAGGGTCATTAGACCCAATTGAAAGGGTAGTTGCTGCCCCAGCAAAGTTAATTGCTGTAGCTAAAGTATTAAGTAGGTTAAAGCTTGTAGTACCAGCAATAATAGAAGTATTAACTGTACCTGATGTGGCTAGAAGATACGTGTTAGTATCAATTGCATATGTTCCAACACCCGTACGACGTAGGTTACCTATGCCTGAAGATATGGCCGCAATAGCTGTAAGATCTGCACTAACTGTTTGATAGCCACTATGTCCGTGACCCGTGCCAGATTTACCATCGATCTGCGGTTGAATAGCAGATGTAACTCCAGTAACGTAATTAAGCTGCGTAGTTGTGGCTGTTAGCCCTGTAAGTTTATTGATTTCAGCAGTTGTTGCAGTTGCCCCAGCAAGTTTGTTAATCTCAGTAGATGTAGCTGTGATAACCACTGTATCGTTAATATATGGATTTGTAAGAGTTTTGTTAGTAAGGGTTTGGGCCCCAGTGAGTGTGGCCACTGCCGAGCTAATATCTAATGTTAGTATTCCAGTACCAGAGTTGTAAGACTTAGTCAGGCCACTACCTACTGCAGTAGCGGCATTAAGTTGTGTAGAGACTCGACTAGTTGTAAAGTAAAGATTAGAACCTTCAGTAACTCCGGTGGTGGTAAGAGCTGTAAACCTACCATCTGTATATGTGTTTGCGCTAGCAAGGGTTGTTGCATCCGCAGTAACTCGTAGTGATGCCTCAGAAGCAATAGCGGCGTTACGATTTGTAACTTCTGTAGATATAGCAGAGCTAACAGCAGAGTTCCTATTTGTAACTTCAGTAGATATAGATGCGTCTGTATACCCGTTAGCACTAGTTAATGCACTAGATGCTGCGGTATCAGCATAAGATTTAGTAGCTAAGTTAGCTGTGTTGGCAATACCATGAACGCTAGTAGTTGCAGAGTTGTGAGTAGAAATAGCTGAGTTACGGTTTGTAACTTCAGTAGCCATAATAGTATCGGCGTATGTTTCAGAGATACCCACTGCTTCATTTTTAGCGTTAGCAATATTGATATTGCGATTAATTACTTCTTGAGCAATTTGAGAATCTGTATACGCCTCTGCGGTTGTAAGGTTTGTAGCGCTTACGCCAAGTGCGTATCCAACAGCACCATTGATGGAGTCATAGATATCTTGAGGAAGAAGCCCTACTTTGGTCCAAGCCGTACCGTTATCAAGATACAAAAACCCTAGGTTTCCAATAAGGCTATAAGTGTCTGTTGCTATATATACAGCGCCAGCACTACCCGCAGCTGGACGAGAAGCAAAAGGTCCGTACTGAATAGATGCTGAAGCACCACCTGCAGCAGACCACACAGAACCTGTGTAGCTGTATAGGGTGTTATTAGTAGTGTTAAAGTAAAGATCACCAGCAATAAGCGTTGGTCTTGTTGGAGCAGTTGCTGACGCTAGTACGTTTAACGGAACAAGGCTTTTTCTGCTCATATGTTATCCGTGTACTACTGCGCGATACTGTCCTGATGTAGGGGCTACTGAAAACAGAAGAGTAACTGTGTTAACACTTGTGTGTTGTATATCGCACATTACTTCGTCATAAGTAGAAGCAGAAGCGTATACCCCAACAGTTACATCGCGTGTATTTAAGTTGTGAGTCACAGTGATTGAAGTGGCAGATCCGTCACCAATGGCCACTGCATACTTGCGAACAACTACCGCGGTATCAATTGCAACGTCATCAACGTTAGAAATAATACCTAAACCTGCACCAACATCGAGCGTGTTAGCTGTCTTAGTTAAACCGTTACCTGCTGTAATTTGACCTAGGCCAGTAAATTGCGTGAAAGTTAAAGCTGTTGTTCCTACTGTTATTGCACCGTTGTTAGTTAAAGTATATCCAGAGTCGGAGTTTGCAGTTCCTTCTTCTACAAAGACTGCAAAAGAAGCTGTAACTTTTGCGTTAGTATCTGCATCTGTTGCACGAGTAGGTGCCCCTGTTGCATTTACGGTATAAATACCATTTTCAAAACCAGCTACTTGGTTCTTAATAAGAATGCGGTCACCTGTAACAAGTGTCACACCATCAATAACTTGACCGTTAGCAAAGGATGTAGCAAGCGTTCCAGCTGCAGCTGTAGCTGCACGTACTGAGGGTTTCCAATCAATACCGACAACTGCCGCATCAACGTAGCGCTTGTTAGCAGCATCTTGTGCGTTAGTTGGGTCTGCAAGGTTTATAATCTTTTGGTTGTTATAGTCAACAGACGCGGTTGCAAGAGCAAAGTCGTGAAGCTTGTTCTCTAGAAGAGCCACTGTACCATTAGCATTTGGCAAAGAAATTGTTCGTCCAGCAGTTGGGTCAACTACTGTGAGAGTTGTTTTATTAGCATCAGATGTAGCACCGTCAAAACGGATTGAGCCAGTAGCAGCAATATCTACAATTCCAGTAAAGGTTGGACTAGCAAGAGGGGCCTTTAAGTTTAATTGTCCTTGTATGCTTGAAGTAACATTATGTACGTAATTAAGTTCAGTAGCAGTTACTGTAGTTCCAGAAAGAATATTGATTTCGGGCGCTGTAGCAACTACGCCGTTAAGACCAATCGCTTCAAAGATAGTTCCGTTGTAGATGCGCATTTCACTAGCAACGGTGTTGTAGTAAACTTGACCTGCAACAGGGGTTGCTGGATCAGCAGCTAGGTTTTGAATAACCGCATTTTGAAGTTCATTTTTGGTTAAATCAATCGGGGTTAAAAATTTACGTGCCATTTACTATCTCCTTATGATAGGTAAGCTACTCCACTAAATGCCGACCTAAACGTTAGCAGTACTGTTGCGGCGTTTGGGTAAGAAATTTCTCCTTCAACAACGCTACCCCCAGAGTCTACTACAGTAACATTAGGGTGAAAGGTCAAATTATGAGAAATGGTCCATGTAGCGGAAGGGGTATTTTGAGTATAAATGAACCCTAGCTGTGGAACTTCTATGCTGGGATCTGTTAAAAATACTGATGGTGAGTTTATAATAGTGGTGATGTCTGGGATTTCTAACCCATACGCCGGATTGGGCTGCCAAACGTTACTCAAATTGTCACCTGATTTTCTGTATAGATCTTGCCCGTAGCATAAGTTTTAATCTTTCCGTCCGGACCGGTCATTTGAATGTCATAGTAAGCAGCTCTTGGAAGGTTGGTTGTGGTAGCTGAAGGCAATGAAATAATCAGTCCGTCTAGAACGCTATTATTATTTACAGAGTACTTTGTAATAGTAAAGTCGGCAAGTAATACTGGCCCAAACTGTGCAAAACTTCCCTGAGTGTACAGTCGAACCTGTCCTTTAGGAGTGTAGCTAGTCAAGTCAAAGCCAAACTGATACTTCATAGAGAAGTCGTCTCCAGCATACATTGAGATATCTCTTGTAAGTACTGGAGTAGGAGGGGTGATATCCCCGTAGTCCGGCATAGGAAGTCTAACTCTGTCTGGTAGAGACCAGTCATCAATTTCTTGTGGACGATAGATAGGTACGTACTTGTTAGTCATACGGCTAATACGGCGTAGGCTTGCAACCTCGATACGGTACATACCTACACCAAGCATTGCGCAAAGCTCCTTGTATTGAGCCTTACGAACCTCGATCATCTCATTAAGTTGACGAAAACGTTCTGAACGTGGGATGGACACACCGTCCGGAGAAATGATGTCAATATCAAATGCTGAGTCTGTAGCTAAAGTATATAAGGCCATAGTTGAGGCTAAAAGAACTAGCGGGTATTCATCTATAGGTGGAAGCAAAGATATCTGTGAGATTCTTGCGCCATGGGTATCTGTAGTGTGCCCCGCGTGTTGGAAGAAAGCAGTATTAATATAGTAGCTTACTTCTGAATCTGTAAAGTAACGGTAGGCCTGACCATATACTTTGACCACTGCATTGTTTGCTGGGATGTACCCGGTTGCAAAAGTTAGTACGCCTACACCCTCTTCAATAGTTACATGTGAAGATACATCTGTTCCACCAACAGTAACCGTTAGTGTATAGCCTTGAACAGGGGCTTGAGAAAGCTGAAATCTGTATGTGGTTCCATCGCCTGTGTATGTGTCAGTAAATGACCGTGCTATGTCGCCAATTTCTGCTCTTAGTCTATCTGAGAGCTGCTGTACTGAGGCAGTCATTTATCCTCCATAAAGGTAGTGTGCTAATCATCTTATAAAACTTTGTATTAGTCAGGGTAAAAAGGCTCAACCCCGACAGGAGGGCGGTTGTCGAGGTTGAGCGGTCTATAGAGGAAATCTAAGTCCTCTTACAATCTATTTGAGAGATAGCCTTTTTCTTCAAGATGGTTAGCAAGTTCCTTAGAGACCTTGTACTTCTTACCAGCTTCAAACGAGTAATAATTACCCGCACCAAAAGTCATCATTTCAAGGCTTTCTGCGACGCGTACTACTACGCTATCATCCGCAAGTGAAACCCCTACGCTTTCGACCTCATCAATAATAGTTGGAGCTGCCGGGTTAATTGTAAGATCTGTAACTTCAGTCTCATCTTTAATTTCTTGAACCCGAGTAGCCATTGAAATTTCGTTTACCCTTGCAGCCTGTTGTTCAGCCACTGCCTTAAGTTGTTCTTCTCTTTGACGTCCTGTGACATCTGATACTTTTGCTTTTGACACGATTTGTGTTCTCCTTATAGTTTGAGTTTTTAGATAGGGGGCGGGTTTTACCCCGCCCCCGATTAAATTAGTTGGTTTCTGCGATAACTACAGACTGATCTGTGATAAGACCAAGACCGTAGATTGCGTACCAAGCAAGTGCATGCTCACGACCGAAGTCAAGGATTCCGCCATCGCGGAGCTCAACTGGAAGTGAGATTGCGTGACCGAATGCGTTATCTCCAATGAAGATAGCTGAATAGCGGTCCGCATTACCGTTACCGCGCTTTGTTTCTGGGGTAGAGTATCCACCACCAGATGAAAGAGCGCCTGCGTATGCTGAGTCAGCTGAGTAGCCTGAACCAGCACCGTTTACAGTCTTGTCAATCTGTGTTGTTTCGATGAATACTGTGTCGTATAGACGACCAATTTCACCTAACATGAAGTTACCTGGAGCTGCGTACTTTGTTACTTCGATAAACTCTGAGTTATCGCGTAGGCGACGGCTCTGGTGAGGGTGAACGAAAGCAACATATGTCTCACCTAGGCGAGGAATGTTACGTGTTGCAAGTGTCTCAACTGCATCCTTAACGGTACGTGTTGAGAGGAATGAGTTACCTGTAAGGGATGCGCGTGATGTAGCATTTGTGCCATATGCGTAAAGGTTGTTACCAGCAGCGTTTGAAACTGTTGAGTATAGACCTGAGCGATCTTCACCGTAGATTACAGATGAAGCGGCCATAAGTGTGTCACGAGCCTGGCCATCAAGATAGAGAGCCATGTTACGTCCAAGAAGACGTGATGCTGATGCCATAACGTCATCAAATGACGCGTTAAGAAGAAGCTCTGATACTGCAATTGCAAAGCCGTGCTCTGCTACAGTGATTGAGAACTGCTGTGCTGTTAGTGCGCTTGTTGACATACGGACGCCTTCAACTAGTGAAGCTGCTGATCCGAGGTTGTTATAACGCATGAAGTTGATCTGAAGTCCAGGGGCTACGCCTAGTTCTGTCTTCTTGACTGCGAATTGCTCGAAGCGCAAGATAGGCATTGACTGGAATAGAATTTCCTTAGACCAGATGGTCTGAATTGCTTGTGTAAGCTGACTGTTTGAGCCAGAATACGCTGTAGGTGCTGCGGCTAAATTGCCGGTACCTGTTACGGCTGATGCCATGTCGGTGTTACTCCTTGTTCATATATGTTGGGGGGATTAGACTTACTATTTAGTTTTTAACCAAAGATTCCTTTGTCCGTGCCACGTCCCATTCCGAGACGATCACGAACCTTTGCGTATTCGCTAACCGACATTGCAGAAATTTGTTCTGCGGAGAACTGTTGTTGGTCCGAATTATTTTCCATGGTTGGTGGCAACGTAGGGCGAGTTCCAGTCATTTCACGACGTGTGCTCTGTAGTGCCTGTGATGCCGAATCTAGGATCTTAGAGGATCGATCTCTAAGTCCAGTAATACTCTGCTCAATCTCGTCAGGAGTATTTCCTGAGATTAGATCTACAAGCTCAGGGATAATATTATCCTGTTCTTCTTGAACGCGACGGTTACGATACTCTGTAAGAGCGGCGTACTGACGTTCACGTTCTACTAATGCGAGATTTCGTGCGTTTTCACTCTTCACTTCTTCTAGCTGTGCTTGCCACTCTTTTTCTTTTAGTTCAAGTAGCTGACGTGTGTCCATCTCAGACTCGGCCTTTTTACGGGACTCTTCTTCGGCATCCTTACGGAGGCGTTCTGCTTCTGATAAACGTTCTTCACGATCTTTAGCGAGAAGTGAAACTTCTCCCTTAAGAGACTCAATTGTGTCATAGAGCTTGTTTTTTTCCTGCTCACGTACACGCTTAAGATCTTCTTCAGTATAGCTCTTCTGTTCTGTGAACTGTGAAGAGGCCACTGTATTATTTGTTTCAGGAGCTGGGGTTCCTTTTGCTTCCATTTGGAAAGCTTCTTGAGCCGCTGCATCCGTTACAACTGGAGATGCTTGTTCTGACATAATTGTTCCTTTAGGTTTAAGAGGTCGTTGTCCGAATTAGTGCCACGATGACCTGAGGTTTAGTTTGGTACATAGTCTGACAAATATTTACAATATTTACAGGCTAAAAGCTAATCTGTTTGTCCTTTAAATCCATCATCAGATCCACCCTTGGAATCTCCTGATCTCCACTGTGGGAGTTTGGTTCCGTACGCTTCAGTTACAAGTTCTTGTTGCATCTGAGCTAGGGTTTGTTCTTCAAATGGGGTAACAACGCCAGGCTGTCCTAGAGGACCAGGACCTGTACCGTCTCCTGGAGCAGTTCCTGGAGGGGTAGTTCCGTCTGGCATCATTCCTGTCAAAGAAGTGATAGCAGAGTTGATCTGCTGCTTAATTAAGTTAACAGCTCCGTCTGCCTTTGCATCAGCAATAAGCTCCGCACGAATTTCTTCGAGTTTCTCTGCTGGGAACTCTTCACCAAGCTGGCGTAGCGCTCCTTCACGACTTTCTAGGTTCATAGCCATCTTCATCTGAATTTCATTGAGGACAATGAGTTTATCCAATGGAAGAGGTTGTGGGAAGTGAACAATCGTTTCATAGGTGATTGGACTGGTCAAATCTAATTGTGTAAGCTGGTTAGGCTTAATTGGTCCATTATACAGTGGGTTGTATGTGAACATCTCCGGCTCTTTAAAAGCAAGAGTTCTAAGAACTAGTTCGTTAACGCGGCGTAGTCCTTCCCCGTATTGTACAAGCTTTTGTTGGTAGCGATTCATCAGAGGTTGATACTGAATAGAAAGGGCTACACCAGAAGTATTTGAGATAGGCTGTACTTGTCCTAAAGCAGTTTCAGGTACACCAATCATTTCATGCATAGCAGTTTTTACAACTTTAAGGTACTCAAGAGCACCCATTAGTCCTTGTCCGCCGCCTTCTAGATTAAATACTTGAGCTTCCTTTGGAAGACCGCCCCAAACTTTCTTAGGTCCCTTTTCAAGTGCTGAGGCTTTAGCGCCTGTAATAACTGTTACAGGAGCGGCATGGTAATTAACGATGTCAGCAATATCAGTAGCAACTTCGTTATAGTTACGGTTTAGGGTAATAACATCATGGCAATCAGAAAGTCCCCAAGGAGATCCTGAAACACGAGTATTAGGGATGTGAATAATAGGGACTACGCCAATTGGGTTTGGACGCGAGTCAATAAGCTCGTCATTAATGTACTCTTCAATGCGGTCATCCGTAAGGATTTCAGTGTAGGTGTAAACCTGACGAGTTCCTTCAATAGATGTTCCCCAGAAACGATACTTAAGCTTAAAGCGAATCAAGCGTGAGCGATCATGTGGGTGAAATTCTGGAAATGCAAAAGAGGCATTAAGTGGAAGAACACGTACACGTCCTGGGTGATACTGACCAATAGAATCTTCATAACCCTCTTCATAAGCTACTTTAACAAAGACGTCCCCAGATACTCCGCCTTGCTGCCCCATCTCCCACAAAACGCCATTCTTATCATTATCAATTTCCCATACACGCTTTAGGATATCTGGGATGATGGCTTCTGTTGCTGTTGGGCTACGGAACTGAACTCCGCGACTAAATGTAAAGTTAATAATAAAATCTGTAAAGGCACGATAGTAGTTGTATACCATCTGCGATTCGCCAGTCTCACGGCGATAAGACCAGTGATGTCCTAGATACATTGCCCAGTTAAGTGAGTAACGGTTTAACCGTGGACCATGTACTTCAAACTCTTCATCCGCTAGTTCTACAAGACCTAATGGAGAAATTGAGATAGTTAAATCACTCGACGCCGCTCTATACGACGGAGGACTAAAATCAATACCACCGGCCATTAATTAGTTCCAATCATGTTTGCCCTCAAACTACGAAGTTTTGTTTCTTCATTTCACGCTTTTTGCGTGACGCCCTTGATTTTTCTCTAGCTTTTTCTTCTTCTTTATAATCACGATTATCTGGATCAACATCTTTTAAACTAGGAACAAATGTTCCGCCCATAGCACTCCACTGTTTACTCAGCATTTTGTTTGCTGCTGGAGAGTTACCTTTACCTCTATGCTTAGGATATCTAGCGTTTGCTTGACTCTCTAATGCATTGTATAGCTTAGGATTACTTGGAACGCCTTTAGACATTTCTCTCCTTTAAGATATTCCAGCCCCAGGTTAGTGGGGCTGGAACAGTCTTAGTATACAGTAATTAGTCGTTGACTGAAGCAGGGTTCATGCGACCGTAGCGGCCACCTGAACGTACAACTTCTTCAATAACGATCTGAGAGTGATCACCGAAATTACCCTGTGCAAATTCGCCAAGGTATGTTGGTGCTTCTACCCATGAAGCAGAACCTACGTGAGCACGCTCACGCATTGTCTCTTCTGCGTACTTCTCCATGACGTTCTCATTGTGGTTAGGACGGCCAGCTGGTGTGTCATAACCTTGATCCAAGCCAACTTGGAAATCATTTGGAACATCTGTATCTGTTGCAATACCTTCTTCAAAACGAAGTGGGCCACGAAGGCCTGGTGTTGCGGGGCTGAACTTACGTTCATAACTTGTGCCTACACGCTCAGGGAATTGAGGAGTAGGTGCAATATTTTCCATTGCCATTGTTTATTCTCCTATAGGTTTGGGATTGAGGTCCTCAGGCTTAATTCTGTCTTGTACGGGACGATTTGTCACCTTAAATACAATAATTAAAAGAAAGGACTGGAACTAACTTCGACAGTAGGCATAACCATTTCTTGGGTTAAAGAACAAGCTAAAGCCAAGGAATCCACAAAATCATCGTGGGCATGGGCTTCATCAGGGGCGGCTACTAAGAAGTTAGGTCCTTTGTACTGAACCTCAGCATCTGTCATTTGCTGATAAAACTTTTTCCAAATACGAAGTCTACGGGTCTTGGCATGGGCAGGCCAGGAAACCATCTGACGTTGAATTAAGGATTGTAGGTGCTTCCAACGTTTTGATTGCTCAGTAGGGCTAGAAGTTACAGATATAACTTCAGCTCTAGGCATAAGGATCTTTAGTCGCTGTGCAACCGCATCTCCCACACCGTTAGCATCTACACCAATAGCTAAAACATCGTAGTTAGACAAGAACTGTTGAATTTGGAAATATTGCTCTTCCCAGTCATCACCTTGAATTTCTAGCCAATTCAAAACACGATGGTCGTAGTAACCAAACTCATCAGGACGATCCCAATCAACCCAGACCACGGTAACAACTGTCGAGTCCATTTTACGGGCCGGGTCAACACCTACAACAACCGGCGATCTAAAGTAACTCTTGACGAGTTCTTGAGAGGTATCTCCAAGGTTGTCCATTATTGAGGACGTGATGAACATACCTCTTTCAAGTAACCACTTACAGTTATACGAGAGCTGAAATTCATCTGAGTCTTCTCCAATGCGTAACATTTCTTTTTTAATAAACTTTTGATAGTTAGCTTGAACTTTTGCTACGTCTCTCCAGTCCCACTGGAAATGGTTTTGTTTAGCACGAGAACTAGTCTGACGTCGCTTATTTAGTTGAATGGCTCTGTAGAAGTTATTCTTATGCGTTGTAGGGGTTCCGGTTTTAACAATCGTAGCGTTATAGTAAGCGCCCATAGGAGCAATAGACTTTGATACTACAAAGTCGTCTGCCTCTTGGCACTCATCAATGATAATTAAGTGAAATGACTTAGATTCAATCTTAGCTCTTGGGTTTGCTGTCATCATCATAAGAGTAGACCCGGACTTCTTTAACTTAATGTTCTTAGTTACACCCGGTGTTTTAGTAGGGATATCATCAATTTCTGGATCCCCAAATACTTCCATAGCTCTTTCACTAGTTAAACGAGAAACTGTGCGTCCGTAGAGCGTTTCCACCTGGTTTTGTACTGGAGCAAACATGCCTACCCAAATGCCATCACCAAACTTGCCTAATAGCTCTGGATACATTATAGCTAAGCGTGGGAGAATAACCATGAGGGTTGCTACCGTATTGGCAATAGTTTCTGACTTACCCGACTGACGTGAAGCTAAAGCTGTTACTTCTTCACCATCATTAATAATTACCGATTCAATAACTCGTCTAGCTAAGGGCTTTTGATATGGGTGAAGCTCATGACCTACAAGAAGCTCCATAAACTGCATAATTTTATCTACTAAAACTTTTACAAACTCTTTAGAAAGCTCATCCATCTCCGGTTCAGGAGTTTCTGGTAAGTCTCCTTCTTCAAGATCTAAATCCTCTTCAGACTCAATCTCTTCAAAATCGTCGTCAATTTCTTCCATTACACAGATCTTTCTTTAAGGGTGTCAAGAATCGCATGTAGCACTTCTGCACCTAATTGAGCCTCATCTAATGAGCTTTGGTTTTGACTTTTTTGCCATGCTGATAGATTACGACCAATAGAGTATATAGTCTGGTCTGTCCACCCAATAAGCTCTGCCGTAGGTAAGCTACTTACTCTACGCTTAACCTTAGTTAGTTCGTTAGTGTGCTTTGTTTTACGATTAAAGATCTTCATATTCTGCCCCATATCTTACTGTATCCCAATCAAAAGATGCTTCTTCAATAGCTCTACCGTTAATAGCTCTAGTAAGCGCCGCTCTCTCATTATATGTTTGGCCCCACTTACCCACTACCAGTGATAACCTAGTAAACGGTAAACGTATTGCCCAACCTTTGCCCCCACGATATTTGCCATCTATCTCTTGGGTTTCTGCCCTATCTAATAATACCGGAGGTTTTACGGGGTACACCATTGGGTGCCAGTAAAAACTTCCAACATCACGCGTCTTCGCCATATTCTATATCCTCACATACATGATCCGCCGTCTTATGCTCAAACATAACTTCGTCACAAAATTTGCACTTAAATGAACGAGGCTCTGTAAAATTGTTTTGTGCCGTTCCTCCCAAAGGAGTATCTTCATCTATTGGGGTATAGTCTACTATAACTTCTGGTGTTCTAAAAATTTCTGAGGGAAAAGGTCCCTTAGCATTACCAGCTGTTTTAGGAACCGGATGTCCCTGTTTAGTTATTACCCTCTGTATTCTCATTACTCAGTAACAGGTTCTTCTGCGGGAACTGCTGCGGCCTTTTTACGTACCTTAGGGGCTGGAGCCTCAACTACTGGTTCTTCAACAACCGGTGTTTCCTCAACTACAGGTTCTTCTACAACTCTAGTATGTTCTTCCATAAGAAGGCTTACAAAAGGCATATTTAACTTTAAAAACTTTGGAAAGTGTTCTTCACAAAAAGTTTGTACATTTGAGCCTGGATTAGCTACAAGATACTTAGCAGGTGTAGTGCAATCATTACAAAAGTGCATATTTAGGGTCCTTTCGAGTAATTCTATGAGATTAATCATACACTATATTGAGTTGGGTGTTGCCTGAACCCTGTAACTACTGGTATAGTATTGTATAGAGGGGTCATAGCCTCTAACACTAACAACGAAACAAAAGGGTTGCAACTAGCTTGGCAGACGGACGCCGAGCTATTTTCTATCTAGTGACAGTAGATAGAGGATTCGGGTTGGCCTTCTAGCCTAGGAGATAGTGTGATATTTAATGGAAAAAGAAAACTATTTGTAATCGTAATGGCCATAACATTGGTCTTAACAAATACGTTTGTTCAAACAGCTCAAGCTGTTAAAGCAAAGGTAGCTCCCGCGTGTGTGAGCCCCTTAATGAAGTACTCCAACCTACATAAGCTAACTCAAGAGCAGCTTTATTCGCTTCTATACCTAACTGGTTTTAGAGGCCACTCATTAAAGATTGCTTGGGCTGTTGCTATGAAAGAATCCCACGGAAATCCAAGATCCCACAATGGTAATGCCAAAACTGGGGATAACTCTTATGGTCTCTTTCAGGTCAACGTATATGGGTCTTTAAAAGCCCGTATAAGCCAGTATAAGCTTAGTTCAGCCAATGACTTATATGATCCAGTAACCAATGCCCAGATAGCCTTTAAAATGTCTGCTGGGGGTAAAGATTGGACTGCCTGGAGAGCCGGCAAAAACCAACAATATAGTGGAGTAGTTCAGTACTGGTTAAAAGCAGTACCTTCGGTTTAAGACTTCTTACCGGCCCTGCGCTTGTTCTCCTTAGCGGTATTCTTACCGTGGGAGAGCGGGCGCAGGTTTTTACTTGAGTCATCATCGTGGTTATTATTCTTATGATCCACGTCTGTGCCTTTAGCTAGCTTACCGTGTGCTTTCTCGTACTTAGCACGAGCAGCATTCTTAGAGGTAGTGTGCCAAACGCCATCTTTCTTATAATGCTCAACAATAATTTTACGGCCGCCATTAGCAGCAGAGCCTTTGTACTCTTTACCTTTAGCTACTGCTTTTTTCTTAGTTGCCATTTGAGTCTACAGTCTTAATATCTGCTGCGCTAGTGTACTTGTTATATGCCGCCACCCAATCGGTAGCAATAGCCTTT